AAAACCCCCTCTTCAATTCGTGTTTATCTTATTAGATAATGTCAGGAATTTCCGCAGCGTCTACCTCAAATGCAAGGTTTTCCGCTTCCGCTACGAACGTAACGCTGTACTTAGACCCGTCCGCTTTAGCAGTTCCAGAACCTTCCGTTACGGCTGTCAATTGAGCGTTTGGAAAATACCAATACTTTCCGTTTGCGTCACCAACTACAAGTGCTAAGTCTCTTTGACCTTCGCCTAAGATTTTGATTGCCTTAGATTTCGCAGCCTCTCTTCGGTGGAAAATTAAAGTAACCGTTTGTGTATAGTAAGACGAACCATTAACCAAGTCAATTGCTGCCTCTTCCGTATACATTCCCGTGTTACGTCTGAACTCGAAAGGGATAAATGGGTCGCCTAAAGTTCCGAAGCTAGAAATAATGTAGTTAGCCTCGACAATAGTGCCCGTCATGTTATCCATGTCGTTAATGTAAATCGAAGTTATCCCTCCGATATTTGAATCACACCCTTTTAGGATGGTTTCTAAAGTTGTACATGCCATATTATTTAGTATTTAAAGGTTTATAAAAAGGGGGCTATTACACCCCCGTTATAATTTAGCAGTATTGCGCTCCTCCGTACCAAACAACTTGTGGTGTATTCACTACATAGAAACCTGCTTTGAAGTCAGCTCTTGCACCGATACGACGATCAAGTGTTGTCTTGCTAAAGTCAACGATTTGTAGGTTATCTTGGTCTCCTTCTGCATCCAATGCGTAGATGAAGTTTGTATAATCAGACAAGATGATAGTTGAAGCAGGAAGACCGTACTCAACAACAACTGGGATGTCCAAGTAAGTCAAAGACAAACCTGTAGTTACATTGGTGATTGTGTTAGTCGAAGCCGTAGCAATGCGGTAGTTAGCAGCAACGTCAGGAGAAACTTTAAACTGCATGTTTGAAGGGTTAACCAACATTTCGTTAGTTGCAGCCGCTAAAGTTGCACCCATCTTCGCCAATACGTTAGCTGAAGTAATAGCAGCGTAAGTACCCGCAGGAGTGATGAAGTCGTCAGCTGTACACAAACGCAACAACCAACCATCACACAAACCAAGTGCAGTTTCAAGAGCGGTGTCACCTCTCCACATCAATTGTGCAAGTTCTTGGTGTCCTTTTTTCGCCATTTGTGAATAAAAGAAATTCATAAACGATGCAACTGAAAAGTCCGAGTTTGAACCTTTAGCCATTTCCAATGCAAGGAAAGACTGCTCCAAGTCAAACTGACAAACTGACGCTTGAGAAGTCAAAGCACACACATCAATTTCGATTGCGCTAAGGTCTGCATCTTGAGCTGAAAAATTACACCCACTTTCTGCAAGAACTTCGTCAAAAAGAACCGTTGCAATTTTCGTTTTGTTTTTGATACCCGGTAAAACTCGGTAGTTAGTTACTGCGTTTTCCATTCCGTAAAGAATAGAATAGTACTCGGAAGGGTTTGCTTGTAGTAACGCACTGTTATCTACAGTCAAGTCAAATTTTAATTTTTTAGCCATTTCTTATTTTTTTAAGAAGTTAATTACATTACTGAATTTTTGCGCTGTTGACATTTCGATTTCCTCTACGGATGCGACTTCTTCCGTTTCAGTTAATTCGTTTTTGAGGTCTGCAATGACTTGCAAAATTTCGCTTACACGCTGTTCTAAAACAGGGTTTACGATTGCAAGGATAGCTTCCGCATCTGCCGCAGGGTCAATAGCCGCCTCAACTTCTACAACCTCTTCAGGTGTTTCTGTCTCCGTTGCCATCTCCACTTCCGTAGACGCTTCAACTCCCATTGCTACTTCCTCGGCTTGTGGCTCTTGAACTTCTACGACAACTCCGTCTTTTACAACGATTACCGTACCATCTTCGAGCGTGTGTTTTCCGTCTGGTAACATATATGTTTGTTTTTGATTACTTAGTTTAAGACCTAAAAAGCCTTCAATGGAAAAACCAACTTGACCCGCTTCGACTAACTTGTTGTAGTACTCCGAGTCGGTTACTTGCGCAGTCATCATCAAAGTACCTTTAGGCACTGAAATACCGAACGTACTCATTGCCTTGTCCGCTTCGGGGTTGTCCACTAGCCACGCTTCGAGAATATAGGCAGGGACTAATTTGTCTACTTCGTGTTCGAGGTTAAACAAGTTTTGGTTGTTTAAATTCAACATGAACTCTTTGAAGATAGTATCAATCTCAGTCTCGGTAAATTGAACGTAGTACTCGCCCATCTCCGTGTCATTTCGGTAAATATCCATCGGGATCATGGCGGGTGCAGTAATACGGTATTTCTTTTCGTCTGCGAAGTGGCTCTTTGCTTGGGACTTGAACGCAACACCCTTAACCAATACGGCAGGGTTTGACGTGAACGCAATAGCATCCACACCTAGCGGTTGTTCGCCATCGTTGTACGCTTCGTCTATGGTAATTTTGTAAGTCGGTAGTCCTTCCATTGACTTAATAAGTACACTAAATCTCTTTTGGTTAATTTTTAAACATAATTTTTATACCTTTGGTTAAAATCTAAACAATGATACAAATGTTCGGGGTCGAAATACCCAACCACCTAAACGAGTTAACCGTTCAACAATTCGACGAGCTTAACAAAATTGAGAATAACCAAGAACTCGATACCATCGAAAAGTGGATTGAGAAATTTATCTACCTTGGAGTACCTGAGAAGGCGTTTGACAAAATGGAACTCGAGGAGTTTACAAATTATATTAAAGAATTTAACAAGTCCGAAATTCCGCAAGGGGAAAAGGTGACCGAGTTAGTCATTGACAAATATACCTACCAAGCAAACGAGACCATCGGAGTAAAAGACTTGGGGCTTATTGAGAAAATATACCGAGGACAAGACGACAACTTTTGCGCTCAAACGTTAGCTATACTTTTCAAACGTACTGACCTTACCCGTACCGAACACTACGCACCCGCTCACTTAAAGTTTAAAGTGAACGTAATGAAGAAACAAAACGCCGAAGTTGCCTTCCCGTACATTATGGAAATTCTGCAAAAGATAGCCGTTATTTCGGAAAAGAAAGTCGAAGAGGCTAACACCGAAGTAACAGAATAAAGGTGAATTTACCTAGAAATTGGAACGAAGTAACGGTTAACCAATGGTTAGAACTAAACACCATTGATGAACTCGAATATAACTCCGTATTCCTACAAACTATTGAGGCACTTTCCATACTCTCCGATACAGACCCCGAAGAGTTGGAAGACCTCGACCCCGAAGAACTAATTAACCTTGCTAGTAAAGTTAGTTTTATTCAGCGTGAGCCATCCAATAAACCAAAAGAACTGGTGAAGGGCTTAAAGTTAAAGCCGTTGGGTGCGCTTACGTTAGGGGAGTTCATCGACCTTGAACATTATGCTATGCAATTTGTACAGAATTTCGATATTTTGCTTAGTATATTATACAAAAGGTTTAAATATGACGAATGGGGTACGCTAGTATTTGAGCCGTATACGTATAGTATAATGAGCCGCAAAGACATATTCCAAAAGGTAAGTATAAACGAGGTTTACGGTGCAGTCAAGAACTATATCGACTATTCAAACGACTTCAAGAAACGCTACGAGAATCTATTTAACCCCGTAATCGAGGAAGAGGAAACCGAACTAGATGAAGACGACATCAAAGCCGAAGCCGAAGAAAAGGTGTTTAGTAAATGGAGTTGGGAAAAATTACTTTACGACTTGTCAAACCAAGACCTCACAAAAATAGACGCAGTTACTGACCTAAATTTAGTCTTCGTGTTTAACATGCTGTCAATGGTCGAAGAGTTACAACTCAATAAAGACTAGTAATTATTCCAATTAGTAGCGTAGTCAAATTCTCCGTTCCACTTACCGCCATCAGCACCAAACAAATTGTAGGTAATTTCTAACTTGATATTGTCAGGTGTTACGTTGATCGTAGCCACATCCAAAATTGGGTAGTTAGCTTGCATCCATACCAAGTACTCACCTATTGCATCTGAAATAAATTCTTGACCTAGTGGGCTTTCAATTGCTTTTTGTGTAATGAACTGCGGACGAATAACACCACCATTTGTAAGTAACGCTCCCTTGTCCATAAACATGTAGTAAAAGATAGCGTTAATCGTAACGTATAATTTATTAAGGTCACCCGTTGCAGCTGAAATTCTAATTGAATCGTGCATTGTTCCCGTTCCCTCTCCTGACTCATTAAACCCTATTTGAGTAATGGTTCGTTGGATAGCCTTTTGTAGCTTAAAACGGGTTTTGTACTTTATCTTAAATGAGCCTTCCATAATTCAATAAGTAATGCTTTCGTGTTTTGGTTAAATCTTAAACCAATCATTAACCCCGTCGTTAATTAGTGTCACACTATTTCCTGCGGTTAGTGTGTAAGATACTGCCCCGTCGAGTGCGTCGAGAGTGTCTGCATAAATAGTACTACTTGTTGAAATACTTTTAATCACAAACATTTGCCCGTTAATCTGTTCGGTTATTTTTGGTAGGTAAAAATTAACACTTCCACTTGTATGTAAAAAATAGTCGTTTGTAGTGACGTTATAATTTGCGGTTATTTTTTGAGTAGGATTTGTTATACCACCCGACAAACTTAAAGACTTAATGTTCGCCACGTCCGCAGCTATCCGTTCGGTAACTATTCCCGTTTGGTCGAGCATCTTATTATTACCTACAATAATCCCGTTTACACCCGGTTGAATAACGTTGCCTTGTCCGTAGATAGCACTTACCGAAGTACCGGGTACCACGTTACCCACAAAACTATTGTCCCAATGAATACTGCCCGTGTGACTAGATAGGTCGCCTACGGTTGTTGGGGTGACGTTACCTTTTTTAAATGGGGCTAAATCTATTTCAGTGTCCGCACTCATTAACTCGACCTTGGTAAGGTTTTGTGCGTTGCAGTCGTAGTCAATTACTTTATTTATCGTCCACCAACTATTGTCTATTCGTATTTTAGAATTTAGTTTGAGGCTTTGGATATCGTCTTCACGTAGGTTGAAGTAAGCCGTCAACATTTTACCCACATTGATTTGGTTAACCGTGCGTCGCCAGTAAAGGTTGTATAGGTTGTTATTCGTAATCGAGTAACCTTCGTAAAACATGTAGTCGGGTTGTGCGAAAAGAATATCAAACGTTGGGTTTGTCGGGTTATCCCAATGGTGAAAAATTGGGTAGGTCGTTACGTTCGTCTCACCCGTAGTACCATAATTGTATAAATTGTAAGCGTCACAAACTCCCTCCCCTCCGTCTTGTAGTATGCGTATGTTTACTTTGGGCGCACCTGACAAAGTAGGCACATAAGCGTTAAAGGTGGTCTTATCAATTGGTGTCGGGCTAAACGTTATTTCTTTGGTGTCTATTCCCTTTACATACTCGTTGTCAAAGATAAATTCTAATTGTCCGTAAATTTCCTTAGTAGCTTCGAAGTAGATTTTGTTAGGGTCGTCGCTGTCGTTTTTGTAAGTGAGTATTAATTTCTTTGCGCTCAACTCGGGAAGGAATTGTAACGCTTGGTCTTTGTCCTTTGCTAACTTGTACGTCCAGTCAATCTCCGCTCCTGCGTCGTAATAGTCGTCTCGGTGCATTAACACCAAGTTGTTCGGGACTTCGTTGTCTTGCTCGGTGTAAAGGTTATACATCGTGAAAATTGACTTGATGAAGTCCGCTTGTTTCACCTTGTTAGGCACAGCGTTATTCATGTCGATGACCGCACCATAACCGAGTATGTTTGACGAGGGTAAGATACGAACCTCAAGTGAAGTGAAGTCTATTTCTAAACCTATTTGAGCGAACACACCGCCAACAGTCCAATAGTCCAAAGTTAACGAACCGCCTTTGATTGTAAATTCATCGGTAGTAATTACGTTACTAGCTAACATCGTATAAGTTCCCGTTAACGTTCCTATTGAAGTATTGCCCACTGGGATAGTTGTTCCAAAAGGTACGCTTATTCCCGCAGGTGAACCGCTAGTTGTTGCGTATGGTGTTCCGTTTAAGTCAAGTTGAAAGTACGGCTTGTAAGATAGGTTATTCGATTGTAGTGTTGCCGTTCCTGCGTTGCCATTTATCAGCGTTAAATCTGCGCTAAACGTAAACTCAAATACTATGCTTTCACCGCCTTGTAAGTTTAAAGGTACATCGTATGCACCCGTAGTTGGATTGAATAAACCGAAGTTGTCTTGCGTCTCAGTCCACCCCGTAATTGGGTTAATAAAAACGGCAGGTGTTCCCGAATCAGTAAATGAAGTTTCCGCTTTAACTAAATAGTCGTTGTAATCTACGAGCGAACCTTCCCCGTTAAATGGTATTATGAGTTTGTCGAAGTGGGCTGCGCTTAACGTGTCCCATGTGTACGAAAACCCTGCGTTGCTAAAGATACGATCAAAGTAAGTCTTTGCGTAAATGGCAGGTTTCATCTCCTGCAATAGGTAGTTGTTTGAATCCTTAAAGGGTAGGAGGTATTTGTACCCATCCCCTTGGGTGTGTGCGTAAGACGCTATTACATTGTCCGCTCGGTACTCGTGGTTAAGGTCGCTAAAGTCTAAGTTGGTAAGTTCGTTATTTCCAAGTCTAGTGAAGAACTCAGATGACTCGTCTTTTATTAGCACCTCGTATTCAACTTCGTTCTCGTAGTCAGCTGTGATTTGAGATTTGTTAACAGCTATTAGTTGAAGGTAACCCGACTCAAGTACTGGTATTCCGTTTTGGATAATC